AAGTGGTGTAGATTATAAAATATTTACTCAGTTACAAACTCGTTTAAGAAATAGAGCAGCTGTGGTTAAAGATAGACAAGGTTATGAAGTAGAACATAGATTTATGGGTATTGTAGAAAGCAACCCTGAAGAAGGTTGGATAAGAGATGAATTTCTATTAAGGTCTGGTAAAATATTTGCTAGTAGAAATGTAGATGTATCATCTTATGATAAACTTAAAACCAAAAGACCAGAAAAAGCTTATCACTCATTCCTATCAGCAACAGTTGACAATAAATATTTACCAAAGAACTTCGTATCAGATTTATGTGTAGGTAAGAGTGAAAAATGGATTAGAAAATATATTTATTGTTATCTAGAGGTAAAAGAAGGTGCTGTATATCCAGAATATATGGATAATATAGTTGATCCTTTTCCTATTCCAAATAACTGGATAAGAATATTTGGATTTGATAAAGGTTGGTCCGATGCTACTTGTTTAGCATGTGGAGCTATAGACCCTGCTAGTGGAATATGCTATATTTATGATGAATATTATGAATCACAAAAAGCAATAACATATCATGCTAGAAGAATAAAAGAAATGATTGATGGTTTACCAATGTATAAAGGTATACAAGCAGACCCTTCTGTAAAACAAAGAAGTGATAGAGATGGTGTAAGTTACCAACAATATTTCTATCAAGTTAGCGGTATTTGGTTAGAAGAAGGAAATAATGCTATAATGGATGGTATAGATAGAATAAAAGACTTTATGTATATGGGGAAACTTAAATTTTTCACCAGTTGTGTAAATATGAAAGAAGAAGCTAGTAATTATTTATGGAAAGTAAATAGAGATGGTATACAGGAAGATGTACCAATAGATAGAAATAACCATTTAATGGATGCTTTACGATATTTATGTATGGGTTTACCTCTAAACTTCAAAGAATGTTATAATATAGGTAAGCCTGATATTGGAAAAGATACATTAATATCTAGACTAAGACCTGATATAGATATTAGTAAATATATTAATGATGGTGAAGGTGGAGTTTTTGGTTTAGGTATGTATAATATAGATTAGAAAGAGGTGTTATTATGGAAGAAGTTATAGAAAAAATTGATAAAATTATGTTAACTCTAAATGATTTAGAAAAAAGAATACATGATTTAGAAACTGGTTCATTAGGTACAGGAGTATATTTAGATGGTGCTCCAGACTATGTAAAAGAATACATTAATAAAGAAGGTGAATAATATGGAAGACAAAAATATTGAGATTTTAAATATGTCAAAGGAACTTGAAAAAGCAAAACCATATTTAAATAAATACCAAAAAGCTAAAACTTTTAATTCAGCAAGAATGGATGCTTATGCAGAGAATATGGCTTTCTATCAAGGAAACCAACATTTACTAAAGAAGTATAAAACTGAAACACCATGGGTAGTAAATATGAATACTCCCCATGCATCAGTTGCTATAGATAATCGTGTTGCATCTTTATTAGCAAATGATTACATAGGAGAGCTACTACCTGTAGGTGTAGAAGATGTAGACAATGTTGATAAACTTGCCGAAGCTTATAAAAGAGAATGGAAACGAATGAATATGGACAATATCGTTCGTGAATGTATAAGTAGTTGTGCTATAGTAAGAGAAGCATATTGTCATATTATAGTAAAGAAAAACGAATCAATAGGTACAAATGGTAAAAAGAACTTAGGTAAAATGGAAGCATACTATATAGAACCTGCTAGAATATTTATAGACCCTAATGCTAGATGTCTTAAAAAAGCAAGATATTTATTTGTTGCTGATAGAATAAGTAAAGAAGAAATAGAAGAAAAATATCCTAAATTAAAAGGTATAGAAGCTGTAGCAGATAGTTTTTCTCCACAAGATAGAGGAGAGGTATATTATGATAATGACTATACTACTGAGCAAGAAGATTTAAAAACTGTTTTAACTTATTATGGTAAAAAGAAAGGTAAAATAGAAAAAGTTGTACTTGTAAGTGGTATAATTGTAGAAGAAAAAACAATGGATATGAGTAGATTCCCTATAGCACAAATAAGATGGAAAAAAGCCGCACAAAGTTGTTATGGATTATCATTAATGGATGATGTACTATCATTACAAAAGGCTGTGGTATCTATAGAAAGTGCTATAACTAATACAGCTTTAGCTTATGCTGCTCCTAGTATGATGGTTAGAAAAGGTTGTGGAGTAGACCCTAAAGTTGTTGCAAAAGCAAATGGTGCTCCAGGTGTAGTTTATGCTGTTGATGGAGACTTAGATAATGCATTAAAACCAGTAGTTCCACCACAAATAAAACAAGAAACTATTAATATAAAGAACGACTACATATCTCAAATAGATAAAATAACTGGTAATACACAACAATTCTTAGGAAATGTAGGTACTGCAGGTAATACAAAGAGTGGTACAGAAAGTGCTATCAATAGAGCAACTATAATAGAAAATAAAGTTCTAGAATGTATTTCAGAGTTTGTAGAAGACTTAACAGAAATAATTGTAGAATATATCAAGAAAATTTATGCAGGTGAAACTTTAACATATAATGATGGAAAACAACCAGATGGTATTGGTAATAGTAAATACAAATTTACTGAAATAGAATTACCAAATGAAGAATCTATGAAACAAAATAGTAATTATAATTATTATATAGAATTAGAATCAAAAACACCTTATAATAGAGAAAAACAAAAAGATTTATTATTAGAGATATTCCAATTAGAAAGACAATATGATGCTCCAGTTAAAACAGTAACTGTTGGAGATATTATTAAGAATTCTGATATAGAAACTAAAGAGGAAATAATAGAAAGATATAATACTTTAACATATCAAGATGCTGCAACAAAAGCAGATGCTATCACTCAATTATATGCATCAGGTATGGAAGTAGGTATAGACCAAGAATTATTAAAACAAGCAATGTCTGAAATTATTTCAAATCAAACTGATACTCCAGCTGTTAAAGAAGTTATGCAAATGATAGAACAAGCAACACAACAACAAATAGATGCTGCTAATCAACAAGTGGATGCTGCAACTCAAACATTGATGGCATCACCACAATCACAAATGCAAGTTAATGAATTAGCACAAGAACTAGAAGGACCAGAAACAACAATGTTGAACCAAATGGAGATACCTAAAGAAGCATAGAAATATGCTTTTTTATTTTGTTGTTTACATTTTCAAAAAAGTGTAGTATAATGAGGGTGATGAAATAGATATATTTCAGTTTAGTCATATTTAAAACTTGTACCGTAGCAAGTCTAAATAATTATGTGAAAGAAGGGAAGATAAATATGGACAACAAGTTGAATACTGTTGAAGATATTGATGCTTTACTAGATAATGAATTTAAATTAAATGAAGAATCTGAAAACATCGATAACGAAGAAACAGATGGAAATATCGATAATGAAGAATCAGAAATTGATGAAAGTCAAGAAGAAATTATTGATAGTGATGATGAAGAAGAATCTGATGAAGAAGCTGTTAAGGAAACTGATAGTAAACCTACTGCAAATGATAAAAAAGAATTTGCATTTAGTAAAATGAGGAAGGAAAATTCTGACTTAAAAACCCAATTAACTCAAAAGAACGAAGAAAGTGAGTTCTTAACTAAGTTAGCTGCAGAATATGGATATACTAATGTTAAAGAATTCAAAGAAGCTTATGAGACTGCAAGAATTAAAAAAGAAGCAGAAAAGAAAGGTTTAGACCCTGTATTATATGCTCAACTCCAAGAAAGTAATAAAAGAATTGCTGAATTAGAAAGTAAACAAAAAGAAGTTGAACTAATGAATAAAGCTGCTAATTTTAAAATAGCTGTTGATAAAGCTGTAACTGATTATAATTTAGGAGAAGATGGAAGAAAAGAAATCTTTAATAAATTAGAAGAAGCTAGGTTTTCGATAGAAAGTTTATTAGAAATTCCTAGTCCTGAAATCCTTATTAAGGGTGTATTAGCAGACAAAATTGCAGAATTATCTAAACAGAAACAAATCGACAAAATGGAAAAATTGGATAATCTTAGTGATGATAAGCACAATGGTACTGCATCAGAAGATGGAATATCATTAGATGACCTTATCAAAGAAGAGATTAACCAATACAAAGCAGATAATTTTTACTAATATGTTTTAGAAAGGTAAGGTGTAAATATGGCTGCTGCAAATACTACATTGGCTGTACTACAACGAAATGGTATTAGCCAAAACGAATATTGGTCAAAAAGAATTTTAGAAATGATCAAATTAGAAAAATCAAATTTTGTATTTAGTGAATTAGGTGCAAATGTTGAAATTCCTTTACATGAAGGTACTACAACATTTACTGTTCGTAGATACAATCACATTCCTTATGATACTGACACAAAACATAGATTAACAGAAGGTGTACCACCAACTGCTTTAAAACCAGAAGCTCACAAAGTTAGCGGAGTTGTTAACCAATTTGGTGTTTTAATGGAAGAGACAGATGTTGCTGCTGATGTTCACTTTGATAATATTAAAACAATTTATCAACCTGAATTATCTAGACATGCTGCAGAAGTTCGTGAAAGAAATATAATTGAAAG